CGTCTCCACGAACTTCATCGACTCTGCGTGGTTCTCTGGATTGATCCATGGGAGAAGAGCTACATTGCAGCCGTCATAGTTCATGACCTTCGGCTGCATCACGATGTTGACGTTCTCCAGGAAATATCCTAGAAGTTCTTTTAGCGAGCAGAGCTCATTGGTATTCTTGTAGACCACATCATGATTGCCTGGAATGATGTCCATCGTCATTCCAAGATCGCACATTGGTTCCAGGAACGTCTTGCGGTTATGGTTCAGCGCCTTGAAGTTGATGAACTTCCGATGATCGTAATAGTCCCCGAGATGCAGGATCTGCTTGATCCCATGCTTCTCGCAGTACGGGAAGAACACTTCGCCATAAAACTTGGCGAAGTAATCCAGGAAAACGTCGGAGGAATTACGAACTCCGCAATGCGTGTCGTTAAGGACGGCGATCAGCATACGAGCTCAAGCTGAGACTTTGACTTGTGTTTCTTTTTGAACTCTTTGATCTTCTTGTCCACTTCGTTCTTCCGATCGATGCGCTTCTTGAGGACATTGATGAAGCCAGAGTCCTGAATCATTGCTCCGCCGAATTCATCCTCGGTATTGGACATGAAGTCCTCCAGGCCAGCATGCTCGATGAACTTGAACTTGATGTCCTGCTGTTTCTTCTCCTTCATGATACGACGGATGAAGGCATAGTAACAGATCTGCGTGAAATACGCAAAGGCATTTGGGTAGCCTGTGCGAGTCGTGGCAGCGATGTTGTAATTCATGATGGCCTTGATGCAGTTCTCCACGGCATCCATGACCATTTCCTCACGGTAAGTGTAACGAATGAAATTGGGCTTGTGAGAAAGACCCTCGGCGATCTTGAGGAAGCAACGGCCGATGTACTCGGTAATCCGAGGAACTTCTTTTCCATCCTTCTCGGCAGCCCTTACTGCCTGTACGTACTCGAGAACAGCCTGCGAGAATTCGCGGTTGTTCACATAGTGTTCGCCGTCCCGCTTTGATTTCTTTGCAGGAGGTTTGATTAGTGTGTCAGTTTCAGTTGTCATTCGTCATGATATTTTTCATCCTCACCCTAACACTAACTAATCTGCACCAATTGTAAAATAGAAAGCTTTCGCCAACTATCTATTTTACACCGACCTAGATATCCGGTATTTTGTAACTGCCTTGGACAGAGGGGGGCAGTATATCAGTTATTCCGGTAATCCTGACCATCTAAGCCAAAGTTCAGACTGTCCCAAAATGATTTCTGTTCCTTCTTCTCAGCTGGTGCAGGAGAACCACCTTCTTTGTGATCACGGATCTCAACCAATTCACCATAGTGAGTGGTGAGGTTATCATCTGGCAGAGCAGCAGAGATGATGTGATCCTTCCGAATCATATGGACCCGTGTGGCAGAACCTAAGAACCAATCTGAGTAAAACGTAGAGGCCTTAATTCCATCCTGATTCTTCTCAGTGATCACGTTGATGATGTATGGATCCTTGATGAGGAGATTCTTGTCGGTATCCGAAACCACCTGGCAGATCACCGTTTCTCCGGAGACCAGTTTTAGCACTACGCCGATGTTATCGAATGTCATTGAATAGGTACCTCGTGAATCTTAAATGTGAATTTCTCTGATCCGTACAGTTTGATTCTCTCGGCAGCGTGGTTCAGCGTGTAATTTCTGTGTTTCTTCCAGTGAAGGTCATCAGCGATATCAAACACCTTTGTGGGTCTTCCATCATCTGATTTTCTGAGGCCTCTGCCGATTGATTGAAGTATTCTTATTTGAGATTTAGACGGTGACGCGAAGATGATGTTGTGCAGGTTTCTGATATTTATACCGGTGGAAAACGTACCCATGGACGCCACAATGATCGCATCCTTCTCCTTCTCGGTGATGGCACGAATTCTTTCACGTTCATCAGTCTCAACATCACCTGAGACGAAGAACAGCTGTCGCGTTCTGCGTGGAAGTTCGTTCAGCTTCTCATCGATCATTTGGTACAACGGCTTTCCATGTTTCTCCACGTAGTTGTACAGAATCAGCGTGTTTCCCTCCTGAGCCATGGCCAAGTTGCGAATGAATTTGTTTCTTCCCTGATGCCCTATGATGAAGTCGATTTCTTGCTGATAATCGTATTTCTTTGCTTCCTGGCAAACCAGATCAGAATACTTCATGAGCAGAACATCGATCGAGAGTTGTGCCAGAGCGTTGGAATCCATTAATTCCTTCGTGGTAGTGACGCGATGAACTGGGCCGAATAATCCCTCGAGAACCAACTTATGAGTCTGCGTGCCGTCCAAGGTTCCGGTCGTACCGATACGGTACTTGGCATCACGTAACTTTTCCATGATGGAACTCAACGATTTTGCCTTGAATGTGTGAGCCTCGTCTCCCACAACCATCCCATACGGTTCAAACCAACGGGCATCCATCTTGTATATGGACTGCCAAGTCGTAATGACCACACGAGAGTTGATGTCCATCTTCTCTTTGCCAGAGTAGATTCGATGGCACTCCGCCTCGTTGTCCCAGCTCTCATCTAACGTTGAGTAGTCCTTGAAGTCAGTGAACATCTGTTCGACTAGAGATGTTGTAGGAACAATCAGCAGAACTTTCTTCGAAGGATTCTCTTCCAGAAAATACCGAATCAGGCAGTAGATGATGAGTGACTTACCAGAGGCCGTGGGACTGAGCAGTAGAGAACGGTAATGAACCAGTGCGTGATGAATCGCCTCGAGCTGGTAGTCACGTGGCTCGATCGCTTTTCCGTTGGCATAAAGCTGCAAGGTATCCGTAAAGGTCTTGACGGCGTCTAGATCCAGGTATGCCTGAGCATCGGCTCTTCCGTAGTAGTCAGAATCGACGTGCTCGAGGGTGCAACCACGAACCTCTGCAAATTCATCGAGGTACGGTATCAGACCACCGTACAGGGTCTTGGCTCGAGAATCAAACAGACGAATTTTGCCATCCCAGAACTTGTTCTTGTAGGCCGGCATGAACTTGTAGCCGGGAACGAAGAACGTGAAGAAATCGGATAGCTCGTATGCCGTCGACGGTTCACAATCGACCGTGACGAAAACCTCGTTCTTCTTCTGGACTTTGATGACCTCAGACACCGCTCGTAAATTTCTTCCACTCGATCATGTTCTTGATCGTCTGGTGGCGCCACTTCACGGAGTCTAGGATCTCTTGCAGAGTCTCGACCAGAGTCTTCAGGTAAATGATCTGAGCCTCTGACTTCTGCAGCTCAGGATCAGAATTGAAGTAGTAGTCCATGTCGGACTTCATGATCTTCAGGCCATTAAATGGATCGTACGGCCAACCATACTTGTCGATGGTTTCCTTGTCCAACTTGCCGTTGAAATGAAGCCACTTGTCTCGCAGCAGAGTTTTCTGGTCAAGCTCAAACTTCTTCAGCCTGAGCTTTGCGGTCGACAGAAGTTCCAGATACTTCGCGTGCAGACGTGCTGTTTGCTTCGACGCCTCATCGAGGTTCAGGTCATCAATGACGGAATCTTTTTTCCACATCTCGTGGATCTCTTCAATGTTGATCATAATGTAATGGACTGTAAGTATCTATCTTACTTCAGAAAGTAGAAATGGGAATACTGAAATGAGGCATCAGCGATGACATACTCCACGTCAGTGTTTTGCGTATGAAAGTCTATTGCGCCGATTGCGACTGGAAATGCCTCGACAAATCTCACCTGACGAATCACGTTGTTGCTACTTGTCAAAATGTGCAGCGTGATATCGTAGGCGTTAATTGTCCCAGTGTTCGCGTTGTCCACCATCCAATTGAACAGCTCGATGTAATTATCCATGTTCTCCGTGATCATGTAACGAATGTCTAGCGGAGAATAAATTACTTTTTCACCAGGATATGAATTCTGTTTGTTACGAAACGGAGCATTTGCCTCGGTGGCAGAGACCGATGGGAGAGGTGAAGAAATGCAGAAGTACTCGGTATTTGAAAACTTTGTCGAGTCGATCGTCAGCTTGAACCCGTTCGGGGACAGCAGGTTTTTGTTCAGCGTGAGATTGTTCATGCCATTATTTATCGTCACAAAAAGAGGGCCCCCTTTCGAGGGCCCTCAATTAGTGTATCAGTTACTTCGGCTGACGTATTAGACGTCGAGCAGGTCAGTGACCTTGAAGATACGGAAGTAACGATTGGCGCGGTTGGTTCCGAGACCGTTGTCGGTCTGGGTGCCAGCGACTGTAGCCTCAGCGAACGGATTGGCGACCATGCCGTAGCGGGTCTTGAATCCGATGCGTGGCTGGAAGTCAGACTGACCGACTGCGCGGACCATTGTCAGTGGGACATATGGGGCGTAGAAGAGTCCGGCATCGTATGGGTTCGTTCCACGATATCCAACCGTGACGTAGTCAAGTGTGGCATATGGATCGATGTACACCTTGGTACGACCATTGAGAACACCAGCGAAGGTGTTGCCTGTGTCGTCAACCTCGAGGTTTGTGCTCAGAGCAGGAGCATAATCCAGCACGCCGGCAGCGGCGAGGGCTGTTGCAACGTCGGATGAGCAGAGGATGAAGTTACCCTTACCGCGGCGTGTTGCCTTGGCGATCTGGTTGGCTTCGCGCTCGATCTGAACGAGGAGACCCTTGAACTTTTCAACGTTCCAACGGCCGTCAGCATCGGTCTTCAGTGAGAAGGTTCCGGCAGCGGTGATATTGGAGCTTGATGCGCCGAGGATGGCCTTGACGTTGATCGTGCGGATAACTTCGCGATTGATTTCAGCGAGGATTTCGGCCGAGAGGATGTTGGCGAGCTCGGACTCAGCATCGAGACCGTGAACGGCCTTGAGGTCCTGAGCGAGTTCCATCGTGTATTCGGCCTTCAGAGCGCGTGAGCGAGCTGTGACGGTAGCCTTCTCGATGGAGAATGCCATTTCGCCGAAAGATCCAGCACCGGATGAGCCAGAGCCCAGACCTTCAGCTGTAGCTGTGGTCATTGCGTGACCAACTGCGAAGTCGTCAGCGATTGTGTCGGTGTTAGAATCTGTGCCAGGGAGTGAGGAAGAAGATCCAGCGTTAGCTGTGCCGTTTCCTGCGAAACCGGAGTTGGCCTCGTTGAAGAGAGCTTCTGTGCCACCCTGTGAGGTGTACTTGCTCTTCATAGCGAAGATCAGGCCGGTAGGACCGCTCATTGGCTGCACGCCAGCGATATCATAAGCGATCAGGTTTGGCATCGAGCGACGAACGAGGCTGATGAGGATTGGATCCCAGTTAGCCAGGTTGCCTGTTCCACCGGTTGTAGCATTGGCTGCTGTCTCGGTGATTGGCTGGAAGCTCGATTGAGCACGCTCCTCGCGGAGGGCTTTCTCTTGCTGCTCGAGGATGACGGCGGTAACTGCCTTGCGGTAGTTATCCTTGATGGAAGGCAGATCCTTGTGCTCAAGGATTGGTGCCCACTTCTTTTGTAGGTTTTCTGAGTTGAACATTTTAGTAATTTACTCCTAACTGTGTGTGCGTGTTACGCTGAAAGCCTTATGGCTTTACTGTGCGTGAAATTGCTGCGGAAGCGGCGGCCATGAGTGGGCTGAGTTCAGCGTCCTCTGTGATCGTCGATTCTACCGCGGTTTGGGTTGTTTGGGACTTAACAGCTGGCTTGCGGAAGTATGATTCCTTGATGCTCTGAACCTTCTTAGAGAAGGTCTCGGCGTTCTCGAAATCAACATCCTCAACCAACGAAACGAGCTTGGCAGCCTCTGTTGAAGCGAGGTCCTTCGAAGCTTCGGCGATCACTTGCGTGCGCTCGAGCTTAGCGACTGACTCTGTGAGCTTCATGTTAGACTCTGTGGCCTTGAGCAGTTGTTCCTCGAGCTTGGCGACTTCTGTGTTGAGTGTATCAACCAGGTTCTCCTTGCCCTCTGGGACCTCGATGTATGATTCAGTGAAGACGTTCTTCAACGCTCCAATGAAGTTCTCGGCGATCTCAGTACGGAGTCCGGACTCGATGGCGACCTTGTTCTCTTCCATCCAGGTCTGAACAACATAGTTCAGATATGAATCAACCTTCTCGGCCAGCTGAGTGGTCACCGTGGCGACTTCCTCGTTCAGGCGAGCGTTGTAATTCTTCTCGATGAGAGCGACTTCGGATGCTACCTTCGTCTTGACTGCGGATTCAAACAGACTTGAGGCCTTTGAACGGAAATCCTCGGTGAGTGACTTTTCAGCCTGCAGAAGAACCTTCAGTGACTCATTGGTCTCGTCTTTGTCTTCTTCCTCTCCGTCGTTTTCCTTTTCACCAGCATCGGCCTCGGCATCGGTTTCAGTTTCCTTCTCATCCTCGCCATTTTCCTGGCCAGGCTGTTCCGGAACTTGCACCTCTGCTTCAGGTTCTTCAGCGGCTTCCTTCTTCTCGTCCTTATCGGTGCTATTGTCACCCGTCTGCATTGGAGCTGGCTCCTCGGCCTTCGGTGGCAGCGCTGGATTTGCCAGCGTGCTGTAGACATTAGCGACCTCTTCGGTCTTCATGTTGACTAACTGTTGGTATACGGCATTGATGAGACCTGCCTTCGTCTTCGGAGGTTCGGCTGTTGGTGCTGCATTAGCTGCAGCGTCAGCAGCGGCTTGCGCCTTTTTCTGCTCCTCTGGTTCATCGACCTTTCCAGGTCCCTGACCGACGTGGTCTTCCTTGCCGGCGTCTGCTGGTGCAGAACCGTCAATGGCGCTCTTGGTCTCGGCGTTTGCCTTTACGGCGTCCGTGGCCTCTGAGCCTGTCTCATCTTTCTTTTTGGATGACTCTTCACCCGAAACTGCAACCTCTTCAACGAGTCCATCCTTGCGTAGTTCCTCAACAGTGATGTCTTCGATCAGATCGAATTGACCTTTCTTGATTTTCTTAGACATGTGTGCTGTGTACTACTAATGTAGCGGTTATAGTTTTGAGAGGAAATCATTCCAAACCTTCAGCTGCGCCTCTGCGAGACGCTGCGAAGATGCGTTCTTAATTTCAGTCTCATACTTTTCAATTTGCTGAGCTTTCAGGACACCATTATCCCAGACCCATTCGACGCCCTCCATGATCCCGTTGACGAAAGCATCGGGAGCGGAAGGATCTTGAACAATGTCGACGGTGGAGAGGATGAAATCATCCGAGACCTCCATGATTCCGTCTTTGCCCTGTTTCAGCGATCCCATACCACGAGTAGAGACACCTAACTGGACGCCGCCTTCGATTAAACCTTTCACGATCTTACCCATCGGCGTGTCTAGTATCAGTGCCTTTCCGACAACGTTGTTACCGTCCCACTTGAGTTCGGTAATACGATGTGAAACTTTATCCAGGTTGACCGTCGGGCCATCTGGGTGATTCAGCTCACCCACTGCACGGCCGGTACGAACCTGCTCATTGATGTATTTCTCAACCGCCGGCTTCAGTACCCCCAATGGGTAGCGGCGACGGTTGCGATTCGGCTTTTCAGCCTGCATGAAGACTCCCTCGAGGCGGACCTTCTTGATTCCGCCCTCGGCAGCTTCAGTGATGTATTGTAGTCCTGAGTCGTTAAATTCGGTGACGAGTTTCATGCGAGATTAGCAATTCCACTTCTTGAGGGCGAGAGCCTTGCGCGTCGGCTCACCATTTGGTTTCTTCATAGGTCCCTTGACCCCAGACATACGTGCGCAGAAAGATTTGCGGCGGTTATACGCCTTGCTACCCTTCTTCAGTTCTGAAGGCTTCTTTGTGACTGGCGCCTGAAGATTTCCACCAGTCTTGCGGTTGTAGTAATCTCTTCCCTTCTGTGTCAGCCCGCCAGTTGAGCTCTTGTGGCCCTTGGCGTCAACCGCTGCCTCGTCAATAGCTTCTTCCTCAGAGAGTTCAACAGATTCTTCGACTGCCTGATTATAGATCTGACTTGCAACTGCCATCTTGCGGTCGTCTAGGGCAGCATTGATCTTCTCGGACATTGCACGGTTAAATGATTCCTGTGCGCCAGACGCGTCACCGGTCCTTAGTGCATCGATCATTGAGTAAATATTGCTGCTCATTTTGCGTAGTCTTATTTATAGGTTCAAATGCCTTGACTCTAGATATTAGGCTGACCGGTCAAATGTCTCGTTTGCAGAGATATCCTCGACACCGGCACCTGTATCCATCTGAGGATTCTCCATCATCTGCTGTGCGGCTGCATCAGCCTCTTCGCCCATTTCTTCCGCCATTTCATCGATATCTTCGTCGGTCTGACGAAGAACATGACGGCGAACCCATTTTTCAGAGAAATACTTTCCAACATATGGGCTAATGGCATTCAACTGGTTGATCCGTTCGGATAGAATCTCTGCATCCTTTAACTCGGAGAAAAAGTTATCCTTGCGGAAGTCGACACGGATGTGCTCCTTCAGCTCATCCCAATCTTCCTCGGTGATCACATTCTTGAGGAGTAACTGAGTGCGCAGGAGCTCCAGGAACACCGCAGAGAACTTCTTGCGAAGCTTATCGATGAACTTCTGGAAGTTGACTTCGTCGCGGGTGATCTCGGATGACTTGCCCAGGTTGAAACCATTGTCAGGCTCCAGGCGAGAGATCGGAACATTTAGCGAACGGTACAGTTTCTTCTGGAAGAAGAGAATGTCCTCGATCTGGGATAGGTTATCACCACCAGG